CTTACCGTATGGCAAGAAATTACTGTCACTCAATAATCTAAAGTGTGCAATTTGATAATTTTCAAGTTCTTCAATCTTACCACCTTCAGGCAAATTAACTTGGAATTTTGTATAATTCTTGTTATTTAAATCACTATTTTCAACCCGGGTAACATTGTAAGAACTCATTGGTTCAACAAAGTATACACCATATTCAGGACTAATGTATAACTTCAAATAAAAATCACCATATTTAACTAAGTTTCTAGTCCAACTCCACATATTAAACTCAATATTTAATATGTCATAAAACAAATTATTTAAAATTTCTTTGATGTTTTGATCTTCTGAATGGACTGTTAAAATATCACCCAATTCATTCTTAGTAACACATTCATCTGCATAAATGTCTAGTGCAGATGAAATGATAGGGTCCATATCCATTGTATCATAATCACGAAATAACTCAATACGTGCAGCTTGATAACTTAATGTGAAATCTCTGCTGTATTGATTATATGCACTAGTTCTAATTCTATTAAAACGATCTCTAAGTGTATTACGGTCAGTTGCATACATTGCTTGATCTGTATCAACTACCTTCAATTTCTTACCACCTACATTACGTACAATTGTATCAGTGGAAAACAGTCTTCTTAACTTGGAGAAAAGAGATCTTTGCTTTAATATTTGAAATTCTTCATTTGCCATAAGTTATATATATAAGTATATTAGAGTAACCAAGTTAGATTTTCTTTTTTATCATTTGTTAATCCAACATTCATTTGCCAAGCTTCTTGACTCTTTAATGATTGTGGTTTGTATACATTCTGACTACCACCTGCTCTTGATATTCCGCCCAACATTGATCTATTTAAATCCATAGTTTGTTGTCTTAGTCTTAATGCTGTATCTCTTACCCACAATCCAATACTTAATGACATAACTAAATCATCATTATATCCTCTCATTGCAGTTGCTTTATTTGAATCCCAAATAAACACTGACAATTCATCAATTAATCTGATTGAACGTACTTCTACTAAATTTTCTCTGAAATAACTTTCCAATTTTGAAATCAATAGGGGTCTTGTTTTTTGACTATTGGTAAATCCAGGAATCATCTTTTTTTCATCTCTATTGATCTTATTTGTCAATTGTTTTTCTACATCTACATATTGTAGATCTGCACTACTATAGAATGTATTTGGATATTGTCTGTCTATTATTTGTTGTAATACTGCCCATCCAATATTTGCATTTTCTACGATCAATAAAGCATTGTTATACTCTGTAGCTACACTCACCAACATATTACCATAATCTTTAGTGCCTATTTGACCTTTATATTCCGCAACTTGAGTCATTGTTTCAACATCAATAACATGAAACGCACTATAATCCGCACCATCACCTCTTGCAACGTCCGCAGCAACTATATAATCTCTACTATAATCAGGATAATCCCATATCCAATATCCATGATCTCCTCCACGCATTTCTACTGGACTTTTACATTTATTGTGTCTATAATTTTCAATAATTGCAGTATCAACAACGGTATTACCAGAAGACAAAAATTCAGTATCACATTCTTGTGCAGCACGTTTGATACCCAATTCTGCAGTTTGTCTATCTCTCCATAATTGATCTCTTTCTGGATGTCTATCCCACTTTAATCTAATTGTTTTAAATGTGTTCTTCTTTGATTCTGCATCAACCCACATTTGATGGAAGAAATTACCTACACCGTTTGGTGTACTTAATAAAATAGCTCTACCACCAGTAGCCATTGTTTGTTGAGCAGATGTCCAAACTTCTTCTGCGTTTTCAATGAATGCACATTCATCCATTACAAGCAAATAAGCACTGAAACCACGTGCGCTATCAGCGGCTGAAGATGCTGCAAGAACTCTTGATTCATTTTTAAACTTCAATGATAGTCTATTATCTTCAACTGTTGGTACTTTTAACCAACTGGGAAGATTGTTATTTGCAAGTCTTATTTTTGATACAATTTCCTTTGAAGTATTTTGTACAGTAGATAAAATCAATACGTTTTTGCCTGGATTAAATATCATTGTCCATAAAGCATACGCACTAACAAGTGTAGAAATACCCATTTGACGGGACTTTAGTACAATATTTCTATCATGATCAATAAAGTCTTGTAATGTTTCTTCTTGGAATGGATACAATTCAAATGGAATAATACCTCTTGTTTGATGTTGAATCTTTACGTATTTCTTCATGAAATACATAGGTTCTACAAGACATCTCTTGTATTCATCTTTGATTACATCTTTTAATGTTTTCTGTACACTCATTTATCTTGACTATTAAGTTTCTCCAAAGTCATTTGTTTTGCTTTTTCTTCAATTGATGAATCATAATTCAATTCACTTATTTTTTTATTCAATTCATCAATTTTTTGGTTAAGGCTTAACAAATCCTTTTTAAGATCAGTTAATACTTTACTCTTCATATCAGTATCATCTGTCCAAAATTCTTGTGAACCATCTTCATTGAAATATTGTAATTTAGGTAATGAACTGTCTGATTCAAGATAAGTAAGGCTTTCTGCCATTTGTTGTTTGAAATCATTCATTTCAGAAAGCATACTTTTATAAATTTTATGCTTCTCATAATCTTGAAATACACCAAGTATTTTTAGTTTACTATCAAATGCAATATTGCAGTCATAACATCTACCTGTTTTTGGATAAACTTTTTGATCCAAATAGTTGCCCCATTTAGTATCTGCATTACAAATATTACATCTTTGTTCAATTTTAATTTGAGCAAGTTTAGGTACTTTTCTTTTGCTACCATTTTTCCACATCCATTTATTTCCTTGACTATCTTCCCAGATTTCACCTTCTTTTCTTTTACCATTATCTAAATTTGGATCATATCCAACTTGAACAAATGGTCTGTTTCCGTCAAAATAGTCTCTTACAATGGATATATTGCTTTTACCTGATGCTTTTTTCATATGATTGAATAACCTTTATATTATATATAACTAAATTTATCTTTGATATTTTAATAATCCTAAAATTTGATTAACAGGAGCAAAAAGACCAGTTAATTTGTATATTTTATCATTATAAAAGAATGTTAATCCTTCTGAACCTACAATTTTTTTCAATCCACCAACAACTTTTAATCTTTGTAACTCATTCTTTAATTTGTTTAATTGATCTTCAGTTGCACCTTTTGACTTAATTGTTTTTGCTTGTATTAATACATCATTTGCTATTTGTTTTGCAGCTTCATCTGGTGAAGAAGCCATATAACCAGCAGCATTTTTCAATACTTCAACTCCTAATTTTAAAAATAGTTCTTCAAATGGTCTAATGTTGTTTTTGTATTGTAGTTCATGATTTTCTTTATCAAAAACGCTAACAAAATTCTTAAATTCTTCATTATCAATTTGTTTTAAAATGTTTTTTATGCTAACACTTTTATCAAATTCAGCCCATCTTTTGACTAATAAATTCAATACTTCAGGTGAAATTGAATATCCAAATGAATCTGCTTTTTCTCTGATAAAATTATTCCACCAATTTTTATGGTACTCAATAATTTTTGTTTGATCACTGAATGATCCTTGTAGTTGATCAATCATTGTCATAAATTGTTTTCTTTTTTGTGGTAAATTCTTTACCTTAGATAACAATAATTTGTTTGGTCCTCTGATAGTAAATGTATTTTGTACATCAGCATTTACACTTTTAATTAAATTGCCAAGTATAATTCCAGATTCAGCATCACCACCCGCAATTGGTTCACCTAAATCATTATATTCAATAATTCCGTGGAATACCAACATACTTAAGTTGTATGGAATTACATTCTTTGTAGCTGGATAAATTACTTCAACACTTGCAAACTTTTTACCATTACCAAACATTTGATTTAATTCTTCTCTCGGAACTTTTGATAAAGCATTAGATAAATCATCCACAGCAAAACTAAACGCATCTTGAATGTTTTGTGGTTTATCAGAAAACATTACTTTAATACCATCTTTAGTTAATGCATTTTGACCTTGATTTTTTAAATGTCCTTTGTTTCTTGCAAGTCTCAATTGTCCATCTTTCCATGTAAAAGAAAGTTGTTGACCGTCTGTTTTTTCAAATGCTTTTAAATCACCAAGTAATGCTTGGTCTACCATGTTTCTTAAATCTTGGAATGTTAATTCCATATCTTCATATGGATGTGCCAAATGTCCATAAGCACCACCTTCATTTAATGTTGGTTTTGGATCATTTAATAAACTGTCTACTAAAAATTGAGTTAATTTATTCATATTTCAAAAGTGTTATCAAATACTGTGATTGCTTTTTTATAAGATCTAGATGTTTCATCAAGAGGGTTATCAGTGAATTGCCAATTCCAGAATAATTCATCTGGAGTTTTGAATCCAAAGAATTGAAGTACATCTTTTTGTGTTTTTGTAACGTCTCTACCATTCCAATTTTGTCCAACGGCAATAAAACCTGCATCAATGTTTTTTACTATATTTTTTTCACCCAAAGTAGAATGTCTGTTCTCAATCCAAGTCAATCTCTCAATTAATTTCTGATAAAAACCGTTGGTTTGACCCCATCTCACACTAGCAAAAAACAAAACGGTATCACTTTCAAATAATTCTTTACTTATTTTCCATAATTCATCACTTTTATTATTTATACTAGCCCAACAACGATGATCACCTGTAGGGTTTTTATCTTTATCTTTTAATGAAGCGTCTTTTGTTCCACAATGATTTCCCCATTTAGATGACACATTACCTTCACACGGAAATATGTTTAACTTGGTTGTATCAATCAAAGTTACTTTTTCTTTACCAAGTAATTCTTGTATTTTAAATGCAATTTGTGTACTTTTAGCAATATCATCTTTATGTCCACTCCATCTATTACTGGTTGTAAGCAATAGTACTTTGTTCTTGGTACGTAAATAATCAATGGTCTTTTTATACTTTTTAGCATATAAATCCATTTCTTGTTCACTAACTGGAATTTTAGCTTCTTGTAATAATAAATCTGTCAGCTTAATCATCGTACAATATAAATAGATTTATAAAGAAAAAACCCCACTTATTTCTAAGTGGGGTTCTGTTTAATTATTTACCAATTAGGCATTAGGGAATGTAGCACCAGTTGGCAAGAGGTTGAAATCAAGTACTATGAATTCAGCAGTCTTGGTTGGTTGTAGATAGATTTGACCGTATAGGATGTTTCTATCAACAATGTCTGGTGTATTGTTTGTATCATCCATCTTAACTTGGAAGGCAAACAAACCACTACGTTGTTGTACGTTTTCTAGGTATGGGTTAACAATACTCAAGAAACGGTTACGTGTAGCAGCTACGTTTTGTTCAAATACAAGGTACTTACTGGTTGAAGCAATGTACTTCTTCAAGTTGATCAACAATCTACGGACGTTGATTCTGTCTAGAGCACTTGATTCAACTTGTAGTGTCTTTTGACCCCATACACAGATACCTTGACCTGGGAATGCGGCAATTGGATTTACACGACCTTCATAGAGTGTATCACGTTCTGCGTGAGTCAATCTATCAAGAGTTTGTACAGCTTGTGGAATACCACCACGGTTTAGACCGGCTGGAGCAAACCATTCTGCACTTGCTTTGTCATTAGCAGCGTAAACTGCTGGTAGTACTACTGAAGGTGGTACACTTACAATCTTGTTTGTGTTAGTATCTAGGATCTTAATCCAAGGATAATAAGTACCTACATAGTTACTGTCAATTGTAGCTACGTTACTTACAGCGGCATCAATCAATCCTACACTTTGATTGCTTGATGGGAATGTTACGTTATCCATGATGTAGAAACAATCACCACGGGCTTCACACATATCAATTGTTAGTGTTGTTACGTATGAGTGATGTTGATTGAAAATACCTGGTAGAGCAATCAAGTTGATGTCAAATTCATCTGCATTTCCAAGAGCACCAATACATTGTTTGTATGCTACTGAACCTGCACTAGAAATTGTTGTACAATCTAGACCTTGAGTGTTACCTGGAGTAATTGAACTTCCTACATTAATTGGAATTGTTGGTGATTGACCATCAAATCCACCTTGGAATCCAAGAACAAACTTACGTAGTTTAACATAAGTTGATTCAGAAGCACTTGGTGTACTTGGTATGCTACCACTCAAACTTGGAGAAAGTATTGAACCAGTACCACTTCCAACAATTACGTCATCCAAAGCAAATCCAACGTTGTTACCGTTAGTTGCACCACTTGGAACTGGAGCAAAATATTGAACGTTATCATTATATGTTTCTACTCCGGCAGAAGCAGTTGGATATAGAGCAACCAATTCAGCATCTGTGCTTGGAATTGCATCAAATACAACACCGGATGGATACTTACCAAGTTGTGTGCCATATAGAGAAGCTCTACTATACTTCATTGTGGTAGCAACATTATCAAGATCACCTGCAACTGGTACATCATATGGATTAAATCCGTATGGTACAGCAGTTACTGGATAATCACCAGCAGTCATTTCAATTCTGATATTCTTACTTACATTGGCATAAGTACCAAATTCAATAATCTTACCAGAATAACTGATGTAGTTGTATCTATCACCAATTCTACGTGCAATGAAGTTGCTAGAATCTGGATCTAGTGACAAGTTTGTGAATGTTTCAAGATACTTAGGACGTTTTGTTGTATCATTGTAATCACGTACAGATAGAGTAAATGTACCCCAATCTGTTCCTGATACTGTACCAGACAATTTAACATCACTAATTTCAATCTTGTATTGCTTATTAGTATTTGTACCATCAGATAGTGTATGAACTTTGAACAATTCATATCTTGATGTAGTACCATTTACTGCGGCAACTTTTTGAGATACAATAAATGGTGTATAAGCATTGGTTAGACCAAAGTTACTATCACCATTTGCTGGGTTAAATGAATTTGCATCAGTGAAATTCAATGCTTTTGATCCAGAGAACATTGATCCTGGAACAGCTGCAATACCTACTCTGTAACTTGTTGAGTTATTTGCAATTCTCTTAATTGTATCAGCAAATGTAGTATAACGATAAGCAGGATTCAATTGAATTGCTGTACTTACAGCTGTTGGATCTGTACCAAATACATTTTCAATATACTTAGGACTTGTTGAATCCAATGAGAATTCAAATACACCATATGCACCTAAGCTACTTCCACTTAGTGTCAAGAAATAATCTTGTTCAATACTTGAACTAGTTGAAGTTAATACACTTGCAGAGGTAAGTAGTGATCCAGAGAATCCTGGTGAGGATAGATTGGTAATAGTAGCATTTCTGGTATCTGATAAAACTGCTAGTAGTACTGTTTCAGAAGCAGCACTTCCAGATTGCCATACGTTACAATTATCAACATATGGAGCACTACCTGTTACACTGAAGGTACCATTATATTGACCAAATGCACCTGAGATTATACCTTGTACTCTTAATACTGGTGAATCACATGTGCCTTTATAAGATACTATACTACCACTGATCAAACTTGCACCAGTAAATGGAACAGAAGTTCCTGATAAAGATACCACTAATGGTAATGGGAATGTTACGGTTGTATTTTGTAGACCGTAATCTAATAATTGAGCCGCAGTATAACTGGTTGTAGAATTTAGAGTACTAGTATATGTCCAAGAACCAGTCAAATTAGTAAATGTTGCATATGCAGTTGATGTAGTTGTTACTGATTGACCAGCATATAGTAAACTTCCGTTAGATCCATTTACTGATGCAGCTGCAGTTGTTGCTGATGCGGCATTTGATGCAAATGTAAATACAAATGATGCGGTAGGAATTGATCCAGTGAATGTAGCACTAGTAATAACACCACCGCCAGATCCAGTAGTATAATTACCCGTAGCTATTACACCTGCTAGATAATTTGCAGATCCGGATACTAATGAACCAGATGGTGTTAAAAATGATGATCCACTAGCAAGTGAACCAATGTCATTATTTCTGTTCCAAGTACCCTTTTGAGCATAAATTGCTAATGGATAATCTTGATTATAACCAGTCAAAGCACCTACTCTGACTACGGTTACAAATCCTTTTTCATTTAAGTATTCTTTTGCAGTGTATGGACCATAATATACTCCATCTGCAACACCAAACTTAGTTTCCAAGTCATAAACGTTGGTTACTAGTGTTGGAGCAAAGCCAGGGCCCTTTGGGAATGGTGCAACAATTGCTGCACCAATATCAGCTACTCCCTGCGTAATACCTGATAAATCTAATTCCCTTGTAAATACCCCAGGACTTACAATTGTGTCCTGCGGCGTAAATCTTCCACCTTCTTGAATTGGCATAGTTATATTTTTCCTTTCAAAATTTGAGTTTTAAAAACTAAATATAAATATTGCTAAAAAATTCAAGATGTTAATATTTATCAGATTTTATATAAAACTTATTTTACTAAATCCGTTTTCTTTCTTAATTTCAATTCTGTTGTCAACCATATCTCTCATAACATCCAAGTGACTTATAATCCAAACAAAGTCAAAATTAGTCTTCAAAAAGGCAAATAGTGTACTCATAGATGACAGATTATCAGCATCAGCACATCCAAATCCTTCATCAATAGCTATAAAATTAGGTCTTGGTAAGTTACTTACATTAATTAATGCTACTCTAATAGCCAGTGAACTGATAAATCTTTCCAATCCACTAGCTAATTCTAATGGCCACTTCTTATCTTCATAATTAATATGTGTAGTTACATTTTTACCATCAGTCTGTAGAGTTACAGTAAATTCAACGATCTGATTTAATATGTTATTAACTTCCTTTTCAATTGTAGGAAGAGCTTTACTGATCAAATCATATGGTATACCGTCTCTTGAAATTGCAGAAGTGTACAATTGATATGCTTCATATTGAGTTTCTAATAATTTAGTGTCTTCAATATTCTTCTCAATTGTTTTCTTCTGTTCAATTGAGTTTGATAACTTGGTAGTATGATTAATTATACTATTATTTTTATTTTTAATATCAACGTCAATTGATTTTATATTAAGTTTGATGCTTTCAATTGTTTGTTTAATTGTTTGATTAAACTCAATTGCATCTTTTTGTTCATAATATTCTTTAATCTGTGATTCTACATTAATCAAACTGTTTTGATCAGTAGAAATCTTATTTTCTGTTTTTAGAATATCATTGCTTAACTTTGAAATCTTAGATTCCAATTCAGCTTTTAATCTATAAGCCTCATTATATTTTTTATAATGATCACCAATAAATGTCAGTTCATTTACTTTATTTTTAGACTGTGTATATTCTGTAACAAGAGTTTGAGCTTCATGTTTATCAACTTCTAACTCTTCTCTGGTCTTGATTGCATCTTTTACGAATACATTGGTTGTACAGTAAATACAATTTGGATCATATTTATGTTCCTCTAGTTTTTTTAATTTATCCAGTTTAGATTTAACAACAATCTTTTTCTTCTCAATCAACTGTTCTGTTTGTTTTAGTGAACTTGATAGTTCAGTAAACTTTTCATACTTGGTAGTAATGTCATCATTTTCATAATTTGAAATGATTTCATTATTTTCTTTTAGAGAATTTTGAAGTTGAACGTCTTGATTTTTAAAAGTCAATAGACTAGAAGAATGTGTAGAAATATTATTCTCCAACATGATCTTCTTTGATTCCAACGATGTAATATCAGTGAAATTGCCTGTGATATTGATCAATTTCTTGGTTTCTTCTAACAATCTATTGTTTTCATCTTCACGTTGTTGTGTTAGATCATCCAATAATTTATTTTCAGACTCCACCATACTAGATGAAATCTCAATAGAATTAGTCAAATCTAATAACTTCTGTGTATAATCATTATTTTTAAAATTCTTCAACAATACATTGATTTCTTTGGTCTTATCTGATGCATCATTATACAAATTATCAAATATAGTTAGTCCCATGAATTGTGCCAATAGATCTTTACGTTCTGTTTGACCCATATCAACAAATGAACCTACTTTATTATTTTGAATACTCAATACAGTCAAAATAAAGTCATCATAAGTACCTACATAATCTCTGATAATGTCATTAGTTGATCTACGTGCTTCACCATTAAGTTCAATTACCTTACTACCTTCTTCTTTCCAAAACTTAACATCCACTTTGACATTACCCTTCTTATCAGCTTGACCTTTTCTTTCAATAAAGAAATCAGTTCCGTTAACTTCAAAGTTAAACTTACATTTGAAGTTCATTTTCTGACTGTTAAGAATGTGAGATGCTTTAAATGCACGGTCACATTTATCAAAAATACAAAATGATAGTGCAGATAATACACTAGATTTACCTGATGCATTGTTAGCAAACAAACCAACTACATCATGCATCTTAGTGAAATCAATTACATTATCTTCACCATAACTAAACATATTATCAAATTCAAACTTCTTAGGCTTCCATCTGATATTTTTTACAATATTTTCTTTTTCTAAAGTAGCATTTAAATCCTTGTTTATTTTATAAATTTGTTCAAAGGTATCTTTGGTTACATTATTATTTTTTGATGTGATGTAGTCAGTAATTAATTTATTTTGATAATCAACGTCTGATACGTCATTCAAATTAAAGTCAGTACTATTAATGATATTTTTTGATGAAATATCACCAGCATCTACTCTAACATAAGACACTTCTGTAACTTCACACACTTCTCTTACCTTTGAAAGTGCAGACTTAACTTCAGTAGCTACACTTTCCATACACTTCATTCTGAGTCTTGCCTTTTTAGGAATATCAGAAAAGTCTGTAACCAATTTACCTTTGTTTACTTCAACTGTATAAAATCCATAGTCATTGACCACTTCAAAATGTTTGAATGCTTTGGTCTTTAGATCCCAAAAAACAAATCCGTGACCCTTTAATTCTTCTCCATGGTTTTGTTGAATCAATGAACCAGCATAAACAATGGTAGTTTCATCTCTTTCTAGAACTTGGTGTTTATGAATATCACCTAATAGAACAATTTGGTGTCCTTCAAACAACTTGTTTGTGATTGTTCTACTGGTTACCTTATAACCAACATCCGTAATTGCATCATTTACAGGTCCATGAAACAGTGCAATATTGTATCTGGTTTCATTTAGATATACCTTTGGAATGTCTTTGAACTTAATGTAATTTTCTGGTTCATCAAAGACACTATAGTGATTAAATAGAATATCTCCTAAGATATAAAGACCAGAATCCTTTAAATAAAATAGGTTAGGATGATTAATTGCGTTAACAATAGGACTCAGACTGTCTAGTCTATTTTTATTAGCTAGAGTAGCATCATGATTACCAGCAATCAATACGGTTGGTCTTCTGTTGGCAAGATTTTGAAGAAAATCAGATGCCATTTTAACGCATTCAGGTGAAAGATCACTCTTTGAATGAAAGAGGTCACCCAATACCGCAACAACTGTTTCAGTTGGTGTTTTTTCAACTG